GCAGGTAGACAGCCCTCAGAGGCATGATTATTTTCCTACTCGGAGGGAAGCGTATAATCCAAATTCTCCTGCACACAACTCACATAGGTTTATGGAAGATCTTAAACGAGGTCTTTTAGAGCATGCCGCTCGTAAACGTGTGGCCGGTAATAACACGGAATTTAAGGCCGGTGGTGGAGTACCTGTCGAATCAGTGCTACCATCATAGTGACAGCCTGCAACGGGTAAATGCTTTACGACTGTTTTTTATATTTTGACGAAAAAGAACTCTTAGAACTAAGGGTAAATCTGCTAAAAGATATAGTTGACGGATTTATTATTACGGACGGAAATCTGACGTTTAAAGGGGATCCTAAACCTTTTACATGTTTAGATACAATTCGGGAACTTGGATTACCGGAAGAAAAAATCCAAGTACTCCATGTCGAACTGCCCCCAAAAGAGGTAGCTCTTAATCCTTGGGTACGAGAGTACGCACAACGCGATGCTTTAGCTGTGGGCATGCGCCTCACTCCCCCGGATTCAGTCTTCTTTTTTAGTGATGTTGACGAAATTCCGAAACCCGAGGCTCTTTTACAAGCTGTACAGGTAGCCAAAGAAAACCCAGACCGGTGTGTGCGACTTTCTATGCCTATGTTCTACGGTCGCGCAGATCTACGAGTTATGGATCCTAACGGAGATCCTGTTAAACCTCCCAATAATTGGACTTGCGGTACTGTTGTACTATATGATCACCTTGAGGAGACTCCTTCGCAAATTCGTATGAAGGACAACGGTTTAGTCGTAGGAGAATGTGACGCTGGTTGGCATTTTTCGTGGATGGGGGATTCCGCCAGAATGAAACGAAAGCTTACTTCGTTCTCTCATTGTTATGATGAGATACCCAACGCACATGCTCCTGCTTATAGTCAAGAAATGTTGGATTACTTGGATACGTATAAGGCTCAAGCTGGAGGAACTGATCCTTTGGGCCGAGGAGATCATATACTAGTTCCGTATCCACATGAACTACTTCCGTCTGAATTGTTTAAACTAGATGGAGTTAGGAAGTATTTGCTGCCCGATGACTAACCGCGCATCCGAAGAAGCCCGCGAGCGTTTCTCTAAAAAATCCCACGACGAAGATGAGCGTGGGGAACGTAACGAAGGAAATAAAGAGGCTCGTATGGAGGCTCTCCGTAAAGCACGTAAGGCCAAGCAAATGCGTAAGAAAGGCTGATTCAGCCTGTAGATTAAATTCGTTTCTGAACTACCGGTATGGCCGACACGCTCGGGGTTCGTCAAAGATTTCAAGAAATTCTTGAAGCTTCGCGGACCCAGGATAGATCTAAGCAAGCAACTACGTTAGTCGTACTTAGTCATATTCAGCAGATGACTCTGTTGATGATTAAGAAAGGGCTTACTTTTTATTGCGAACAAGACACGTATCGGTCTAGGTCGAGATTCATTGACGATCTTCTTACCTTAAATAAATTCGATATTAGACTTCCGTCTATTATTAGGAACTTTTTAATTGATGGTTGCGGCCTCTTTTACTTTCGCCCTGACCCTAAGTTAAAGTATCAAATTTATTTTTTCCCCAAGGATCAATATCGTGTGTATCACGATGTAAATGGGAATATTGAAGAAGTTGTTATTATTTATAAATATAAAGTTCGTAACTCCAATCTTGGATTACCTTCTGAAATCTCAGGTCTGAACGAAAGATACGTCCGGATTTCTATAACAGATTCAAAGATTGCCGAATTTGAATCCAACACAGAACTAAGTTTTGATTTAGAACCAGGCGGTGTAATGACTGCCAATAATTCCAGGGAAAATACCCTAGGTTTTATTCCCGCCGTGGAGGTTTTAAACAAACCTGACAGTAGCGGCACCTCTGGTGAAGGTGAGTTTGAACCTTTTATGGAGCAGATTGTTTTACACGATACGCTTATTTCTAATATTGCTAAAAATATCGAGTTCTTTGGTAATCCGACTCTGATCAGTTCCCGCCCACGTAGTGATCTGGTCGAAGCTAGTGATTCTGATCGCACCTTCCGTCCGACCATCAGTAGCCAAAGTGGGTTTGGTGGTAGGGACACTCCCTCAACTCGTGTTAGTGAACCTTTTGGTTCGCATGGGATGATCGGCGGTTTGCGTGTTCCTCGGATTATTGCAAATGTCGAACCTTCCGATCGGGTTGGTTACATGACACCAGACCCCGTTAACGGGGATATGAATCGTTGGGCACTTCTTCTTCGGGAAGAAATTCGTACAGCTCTTGGCGGTGTGGATGAAATTTCGGTTTCTGCCGGGGCTACTGCGACAGAAATTAAAGGTCTTATGGGTCGGGCTCAGGCCACGGCTCTTAGAAAAAATAAAAGTTTCCTTACTTATGGTTTCTGTAAGTTACTGGAAATGGTGTTGTTCCACCAAGAACAGATGTTTAAAAAGAGCTTTGCTCTAGTTATTAAGCTTAAACCAGTAAAACCTGCTGCTGACGGTTCTGCAGAGGAAGCCACTAGGTTTTCCTCAGATCAACGAAAGTTTGATGCAAAGTTAGATCAGTTAATGCGGGAGGCTTTATCCACGTCTTCCGTTCCTGAAGGTGTGTTTGGTCTACCTCCTGATGGGGATCGGACAGTTTCGTACCGATATCAAGGGGATGTTTACGAAGATACTGCATACGATATAAATCAAAAATCTATTGTTGTTCGGAACTTACAAGAGCTAGGTGTTGACAGCGTGGAAGCGTTGCGATACCTGTTCCCAGATAAGACTGATACCGAACGTGAGGAAATGCTAAAAGGATTTCCTTTTAGAATGATTCAACAAACTCAAAGCGCATTCCAACAATTTTTAGTATTATTATCACAGATGTTGCAAACGCCACATCCACTTGCTCCGGATCAGCCACTAGGTGCAGATCCAAGATTAAATTTGACGCCCTTGTTATATAGGACGTTCGACCACCTTGCGCAAGAACTAACCTACTCGGGTAGCTATGAGCCAGCAGATCCAAGCTTCAATCCCGAGCCCGGTAGCCCCGGCGGTAGCAGCCCCCCAGGCGGCGCCCTCGGACCAGGGCTCAACCGCCTACCCCCAGTGGGTGGCGCAAACCAGTACCCCGGCGGTAGCTTCGGTACCTACGCTCCAAGCGCCGTCGCAGGCGCAACAGGGTACGGGCCTTTCTACCAGCAACCAGTACAACCAGTATCCGTCCGCGTCCTCCCCGTCGAATCCGTGGGAAGCAGCGATGGGCAGCCTGGAGCGGGTGGTCTCACGAATGTCCCCCTTCCCCAGCCAAACAGCACAGTCTCCGCAGTACCAAACAACGGCGCAGGCTACTCCTCAGTACAGTCCGAATTTACAGGGCCAACCCTGGGCTTATCAAGCCCCTACGGCAGCGCCGACCTACTCCAACAACGCATCTACGACCCAAACTTCCTCACCGACTTCTACGGTAGGACAACAAACCCCCCAGCTAAGCGCCGCAACCGTTCAGGTCGTTAACCACTTCGGTATCGAAGCTCCTGGGATTCTGAACCAATATTCTGTAACTCTGGAAGATGCTCTGATCGCTCAAAATGAGCGGATGGAAGCTATCGCTACTCGCGGTGCTGCCATGGAGCATATCTTGACTGATCCCGATCAGTTGGCCGATTACACAAATCGCTTCTTCACCGAAGTGTACCCTGTGGACGCCGACGAGACCTCTTACCAGCCTCAAGCGGGTTACCAACCCCGTTATGACATGCCTGCCGTTCCTGCCTCTGCTGGCGGCCCTGTGCGTCAAGATCCCGGCACTCAGTGGGAAGGTTTCTCCAACACCATGAATCAAAACCCCGAACAGGCGTGGCGATTCTTGAGCCAAATGAGCCCTGACGCTTTCCGTCAGAAGCTCCTGTTCTTGGATGCTGCTTGATAGCTTCCGTTGAATGAAAAATAAACCCTAGTTCGCTTAAAACACGAATTAGGGTTATTTTTTTATACCGCAACTTGCAAGTTTTTTTATGGCTCCCTTTAAATCAGAAGCTCAACGTAAACTTTTTTACGCAAAAGCCGAACGTGGGGAAATTCCTGAGTCTACCGTCCGGGAATATGAGCACGAAACCCACGGGAATCTACCTGAACACGTCAAAGCAAAAAAGAAAGCCCAGAAGTATACTGAAAATAAAGGATCCTGATCATGGTTCAACATATAGGACACTCTCGGCGTCGTTCCGAGCCTAATTCTCCAGAGCTTATTGCTCAAATTGAAGCATTGCAAGCCGAATTAGCTGCATTTAAGAACGAATATCAAACCGATATGACAAATGTTGCTTTAGATATGGCTAAAATTGATGAAAAAGCAACTCCACCTGTTGCTTAATTTGCTGTAAGTATAATTTAAGTAGCCCTAAGCACGAATCTCGTGGGTTACATTTCGCTGGTCAATTATAAGTACGACACAGGTCCACACCAGCTTCAAGGTGGACCAAATCATACAGATGATAATCTTTTACTTACTCAAAAATATCTAGTAGTTTCTAGTGGGTACATTGATTCATTAGGAAATCAAGTTTCTTGGTACGGAGTTAATGACGTAGGCAACGATTATGGGCGTCCTGTTATTGGACCTCCTAATTCTGGTGCTTATGTAGTAGATGCTTGGCGAGCTGTACCTACTGCTGTCTCTGGCTTTTGGTCTGACTACGATTATAAATATTATTCACCTAGTGGTGAACTGAGCATATATAACGGTTTCCGTGGATACACCACCCAGACGATTGCAAATGCAAAAGTTTTAACTTCTTATAACCCGCAATACGGTGTGCGGGATATGGGAGCCTATACCTATTACGGCGGGTACGCACCTTCGACCCAAACATACGATCCCTATAACACACCTGCTTCTTTAACTACTTCGGAAGGTACTACGGGTGGCGGTGTTAGTCACCCACGTCACATGGGTGCTCTGTTAACTACAGAAGCTGTTGCAGGAGCAACTACAGGATCTCGTACCGAGTGGGTATATAACCCTCCGGTTTACTGTCAGACTTTTACCGAAAGTTACTATACGGGTATTCCCGGTTTTATGGGCGCTCCGACTCACTACATGTATCGAGGTAAGTCCTCTAGGTATGCTTTTAACCTAGGTTCTATTTACGGCGTGGGTGGTGAGGGTATTCGCGCTCTTCCTCATCGGTTTAGCCCTTCAGTCAATAGTAGTAATCAGAAAAGCATTTAACGCTATAAACGCGACAAGTAGTACACTAGTTACATAAAAACAATTTAAAATAAGAGAGTAGTTTTTCGGAGATTGACGCTTTGTTCGTCGATAATGATTTTCCGAAGCTGCTCGGTGCCGAACTGTACCGTCCGCATCCTGCGTACGTTGTAGAGATGGCTGCGGAGCCTGTAGTCGTTCATGACTTCAGTAAGCAGCCAGGGCAGACTGTGCAGCTTGACAGGTACAGGTTCTGGGGAAACCCAGGCAGCAAGGAATCACGTGAGCGTACTGCAGAGCAAACCATCGGTACTGCTAGCAGCCGCAACATCGTTAAGGATAAGGTACTCGTAACTCTTCGTGAGTATACAGGTCCTGCAGATCCTAACGATCCTACACAGGCTAGCACTTTCAAGATCGCACGTGAGACACTGATTACCGCTCAGCGTTTGCTGCTCGATACCGGTAACCTTACTGCGTTCCACCAATCCATTGGTAGCCTTACCCTTCTGGATGACTATCGCCGGTGGCGCGATCGGGTGTTCATCAACGAACTCCTGAAAGCTGTTTCTAAGGGCAAGTCTTCAGATACCCAAGGTGGTTACTACTACCCTGGCGATTTGGCTGTTGGTTCTTTGACCTACACCAACTCTGAGCAAGCCAAGTTTGACGTTAAGGATGACCTTCTTCGGGTGGTCAAGTCCCTGCGTAAGCGTAATACCCCCACCTACCAAGATGGGTTCTACCGTTGCGTTTGCGATCCTACCTTCCTGATGCACCTGCGTCAGAACTCTGACTTCCGTGAGGTGGCTCGCTACCC